TGAAGGAGATAGATGATGAACAAGAAAATGAATCAAAAGATTAAAAGGAAAATATCCAAGATAGCGCGTATGAAACCAGAAGAATTGATAGATTACGTGCAGTATCTCGAAGCTCTACACACAGCCGCAGGGACATTGCTGGCTTTAGAAGTAGGTGATCGTAAGTGTGAGCATTGTGAAGAAGACCTAAGTGCGAAGGGAGTAGTAGAAGCACTAGTCAGTGGGTTTAAAGTCAACCTTGAGCGCAACGTTGAAATGAACTGTGCGCTTAATAAAATAGATTTTGGAGGCGATAGTTCTACTGTTAACAAAGAACTTGCTGAAGAAATCCTTGCTGAAATCGAAGCTGAGGCAACTCAGCATTAAAGCGTTCTGGGCGAGAGTGACGGTAGGGGCAATACTCCTTCTTGTCACTACTGAAACTAGCCTGAACTGGAGCCGGCGGGGAACTGCCGGCTCCACCTATTAGGAGAAAGATGATGGATAACAAAAGTGAAGAACTTGATAAGGGGTTTGAAGAAGCATGGGCTGAGCAGAAAGGTCCAATTAAGGCTCTGTTCAACCTTATGTTTATTTCTGGGGCTAAGCATAACTTGGAAATGGTACGCGAAGAACTCATACAGGAGATGAACAATGTCATTGACCCTTGACATCTTAGCTGTGGCTGTTATCCTTGCAGCATTCGGACCTGCTATTTTCGTAATTGGGTCTGGCGTTTTAACCCTAGCAGGAGGAGAAAATAATGAGTAAATACCAACTTTCTGAAAAATCTGTTATGATGATGGCAGAATTGGGAATCCCAGATAGAATGCGAGGGTCAATAGTTAGATACATAGATAACGAAATACCTCCCGGTGATTTTCTTACTGCTGTTATTAACAACGACTTGAAAGAAGCTGTAGGTAGGGCTGACGATCAGAACATGCTATTGCTCCCCAACTACATTAGATGGTTCTACAACTATGCCCCTTCTGGGTGTTGGGGGTTCCCCGGAGCCATGGAGGAGTGGATCAGTAGATAACACTACCCTCGTAATGGTGGCAAGCTCAGCCCCCGTATGTTATACTGAGCTACGCAAGCCACCATTACGAGGGACACACAATGGACTTAGCAGAACTTGGGGCATTAGCCGATCGGCTAGACGATGCCCGTACCAAAAGACTAGCTGCTGATAAGACAGCGGCATCACTTAAATCAGACGAAAACGAACTTAAAACCCAGCTCATTACCGAAATGGAGACAGCAGGTTTGTCTTCCGCCGGGGGTAAAGTGGCGGTCATTAACCGTTCTATAAGAACACGAGCTATTGCTGGTGATTGGTCAGAGATTCACGAGTATGTGCGTAAGAATGATGCGTTTGATTTGTTGCACAAGCGACTGACTGACTCAGCCGTATTGCTCCGTAGGGATGACGGAATTCTAATACCGGGGGTGTCTTTAATGGACTATAGCTACATCACCTATGCAAAGGCGAGAACTTAAATGGCTAAGAAATCAAAAACTGAGAACGAAGAACCAGGAACAGAGGTAATAAACTGGGAAGACGAACTTGGCAAGCAAGCGAAAGTTATTGCCAAAACAGAAACTCCCAGTGTAAATAAAATCAAGTTTACATCAGGCATTATGTCCTACATGGACAACGCCATGCCGGATAACACACTTGACTGCATTATAGTGGCAGCAATAGCCGAGCATGTCTGGTATCCAGAAAAGTGGAAGGCTAATGACATTAAGCCACCTGGATGTTTTGCATTGGGTGAGGCTGGAGAGCCCTTGTTTCCCCATGCTAAAGTCCCAAATCCTATACACGAGAACTGTGATGGGTGTCCTAAGTTTAAGTGGAACAGTGACCCTGAAGGTGGTAGAGGCAAGGCTTGCAGTGAACGTAGACGTCTAGCAGTAATACCCGCTCCGCAGTCATTAGATCACATTAAGGACAGCGAGCTGGCTATGATGTCTATACCCGTTACGTCTGTGAAGCAATGGGCTAATTATGTCAACAAACTGTCAGCAGCAACACAACGACCGCCGTGGGGAGTACTTACACGAGTTACCCTTGTGCCTGATGCTAAGAATCAATTTAAGGTCAGCTTTACGGCACAAGAACCGTTAAATCATGAGCAACTACCTCTCGTGCATTCAAGGATTGATGTGGCACTTAGTTCGCTTATGATACCGTACGAGATGAACCCCGAACAGCATCAAGAAGAGGAGGGGGATAAGAAATACTAAAACGCATCTCCGTGCGGAGGGCTGAGTAAAGTCCAAGCACAGGGTAGCTCCCTGTGGCCCGCAATAGCTCGTGCCTCCGGGTTGTCCCCAATTCAACCCGGAGGTTACGTTACTCTAACTAAGGACGACAATGATAACACTTGATTTCGAAACGGAGGGCATAGTAGGGAACCCCCTAGTTCATCCTCCTAAACCAGTAGGTCTAGCAATATGGGCCGAATGGTCAGACCCTAAGTACGTCACTAATTGGACTTATATGCGGGATATCTGGCTCTGGGCATTAAGCTCTGATGACTTACTATTCCACAACGCCCCATTTGACCTAAGCGTAGGACTGCATTGGCTCGGCGGAAAAGAACCCAAATGGGAGCGCGTACATGATACAATGTTCATCCTTTTTCAACAAGATCCGTACAGCCATAGCTTGTCGCTTAAGCCGTCTGCAGACCGCTTACTGGATTTACCAGCACAAGAGGAAAACGACCTCCATAACTGGATACTGGCTAACGTACCAGAAGCCACCGCGAAAACAGCAGGCGCTTATATCTGCCGTGCGCCGGTTCAGCTTGTCGCACCCTACGCTATCGGTGACGTGTATCGTACCAGACTCTTGTTTGATAAATACATTGGTGGAATTAGCCTTGAGGCCTACGACAGAGAGCGACGCTTGGCTCCCAAACTTAGAGCAAGTAGCGTCAAGGGAATTCGCTTGGACCGAGAACGGCTGGAAATTGACACTAACACTTGTCTTGAATCGATGTCAACCTGCGACGACCGTATATATGAGCGACTCGGATGCGAAGAGTTTAACATTGGTTCAGGCATACAGTTGGCGGATCGATTAGACAAGGCAGGTTTGGTAGACAATTGGATACTAACCCCGAAAGGCCGCAGGTCTACAGCTAAGGATAATCTTATTAAAGTCTGTAAAGATTTAGACCTAGTGCAACTCCTCGCATATCGTAGTACAATGAAAACTTGTACGGGAACATTTATGCTCCCGTGGCTCAATTTTAGCGAGGAAGATGGCCGTGTCCACACTGAATGGAACCAAGTTGCGAACGACGAAGGAGTCCACGCTGGGGCACGAACAGGCAGACTGTCCTCTTCTAGACCAAATTTCCAGAATCCCCCTAACCCGTTTGGAATTACTGTACCAGAAGGACTTGTTGACCTGCCCAATATGCGAGGCTACCTATTACCAGAGGAGCACCATATATGGATCCAACGGGATTTCAGTTCTCAAGAAATTAGAATACTAGCTCACTTTGAGGATGGAGCTTTACTGGCCGCGTACATCAATGACCCCTTTCTTGATCCCCATGAAATGGCTAGACAGCTTATATTGCAGATAACTGAATTTCTGTACGAGCGTAAGGACGTAAAAATAACAGGGTTCAGCATTATATACGGGGCTGGCGTGCCGGGGCTGGCTCAGCAGCTTGGTAGACCTAAGGGAGTGGCGTTCGAACTACGCGAGGCATACTTTAAGGCCATGCCAGCGGCAGCACAACTCGCAGCGTCGACAAGGGCTAGGGGGCAGTCTGGAGGGTTTATTACCACATGGGGGGGCCGTCAGTACTACACAGAGCCTTCTAAAGTGGTCAATGGCCGTATGCGTAGCTTTGAGTATAAGCTGTTGAACTACCTCATACAAGGAAGCGCTGGAGACCAGACTAAACAAGTCCTTAATGATTGGTGGGAAGATTACAAAGACCCAGAAACTATCTTTATGACCACCATACATGATGAACTCAATGCTTCAACGCCTTTGGATACTTGGCGTGGGGAGATGCAGCAGCTTCAAGCTGCTATGGATCAACCATTATTTGACGCACCCATGCGTAGTGAAGGCTCCTATGGGAAGAACTGGGGAGCTCTAAAGAAAATGACAAGGGAAATGGACTATGGAACAGGCTGAAATCAGACAACAAATAGGTCAAGAGTGAAGTACAGTTATTCGTCAATCGCCACCTACAAGCAATGTCCAGCTAAGTTTGAGTTTGCGTATATAACGAAGCCAGACGTACCGGGTATACCTCCCGGCCCTGCTCTAGAACGAGGTACTACTATCCACAATAGTGTGGAGGACTATCTCAATGGTAGCGTAGAATTCTTGCACCCAGACATACACAGTAATTACGGACAGTTTATGTTGGGAATACGAGAAGGGCCAGGAGATATACGCCCTGAGTGGGAGTGGGGGATAACTTGGGAGTTCAAGCCCTGTGCGTATGATGCTGCGGACTGTATGCTTCACGGGTATATGGACCTAGTCATACTGCCGGAGGATACGAATGCCAGCATAGATTTGTATGAGTGGAAGACAGGTAAGATATACCGAGAGCCACACAACGATCAAATAAACAAATACTCTATAGCTCTTATGAGTCACTTCCCAGAATACCCCGGTGTAGATGCCATGCTGACCTACTTTGATCAGCATGACTACAAGAAGGTTGCATACCCGCAGACTATGATGTTTGAGTACAAGCCAGCTCTACGTAGGGAAATAGGGACAATAGCTGACGCTACCCGCTTCCCCACGATGCCGAGCTTCAAATGTAAGTGGTGCAAATTCAGTAGACACAATGGAGGGCCATGTCAATTTTAATCCCAATAGTTGTCACTGTAGCATTTCTCGCAATAGCAATATTCGGGCTATACATGATGTGTACACCAGATGTGTGTAAACATGGAGTTCTAATACAGTATCGTTGTCGGTGGTGTGATAGAGATGGCTCTTGAAAAGAAAATAGAGGGTAATGTCTGTGAATATGCCCAGAAGAAAGGGTTCCTCACACCTAAGATTAACGTAATAGGAGAACGTGGCTGGCCTGACCGTCTGTTTATAGACCCTGAAGGTTGGTGTGTTTGGATTGAGTTTAAACAAAAAGGGAAGCCCTGTACCCCTATACAGCTACACAGACAGGCAGTACTAGCCAGTAGAGGCTTTATGGTCTTTGTATGCGACGACGAAAAAGAGGGGAAAGAACTTGTCGACGATTTGGAAGCCGCACGACTATCAGAAGAAAGCAGTGAGCCTGTTGCTAAGTCAGGGAAGCGCGGGGTTATTCTTAGACCCCGGTTTGGGGAAGACTAGCATTGTCTTATCAGCATACAAAATACTCAAGAAGGAAGGGTATACTTCTAAAGGTATGCTCATCATCGCCCCACTTCGGGTATGCCACAATGTCTGGCCAGCAGAAATACTTAAGTGGACTAACTTCTGTGACTTACAAATAGAGGTATTACATGGACCGCATAAAGAAGAAGCCCTCGAACGGAATGCTGACATACATATTGTTAACCCCGAGGGACTTGCTTGGCTCTTTGATCCAAAAGCTCGCCGATGGAGAGACTGGGACATTCTCGTTATCGACGAGTCCACTAGATTTAAAGATACGCAAACCAAAAGATTCAAACTTATGCGTAAGCACTTTGAAAGTTTTACCCGGAGATGGATCCTTACTGGAACGCCTGTTCCCAACGGCATCAGTGATTTGTTTGGCCAGATCTACATACTTGATCTTGGAGCTGCGCTTGGAAGATACATAACTCACTTTAGGACTAAGTACTTCTACACGGAGTCTTGGAAACCCTATGAGTATATCCCCCACGACTGGGCCTTTGACAAAATAGTAGACTTAGTAGATCCTTTAGTTATGAGGATGTCAGCAGAAGATTACCTGTCGATGCCTGATCTGATTATACCTGAGCCTACGATGGTGGAGCTTCCTCCGAAGGCTCGTAAGATATACCAGGAGTTAGAAGATGACTTCATTACAAAGATCGATGAAGGATTTATCGTTGCTGCAAACTCAGCTGTCGCAGGTGGAAAATGCCGTCAAGTTGCTAATGGGGGACTGTACACAAACGATCAGCACGACTGGATTGAAACGCATACAGAGAAAATTGATGCTCTGTCAGATCTCCTTGAAGAACTTGGAGGCGCTCCAACACTTGTCATGTATGAATTCAATCATGACCTTGCCAGACTTAGAGCTAGATTTGGTGATGGTGTCCCAACTCTCGGGGGCGGAACATCGACTAAAAAAGCAGATGAGTATATTAGACAGTTCAATAACGGACATATTTCCGTCATGTTCTGCCACCCTGCATCCATGGCTCATGGACTTAATCTCCAAGATGTATGCCATCACATTATCTTCTTTGGCATTACCTGGAATTTTGAGCACTATGACCAGTCTATAAGACGCATTTACAGACAAGGTCAGAGGAACCCTGTATTCGTATACCACATAGTTGCTGAGGATACCCTAGATGAAAAGGTAATGCGTGTTCTAAAGTTTAAAGACTGTACTCAGCAAGACCTGTTCCATGCGCTTACCAACTGAGCAAATAATGTTGCAAGCTGACTCTCTCCTGTGTTATACTGACCCAGCTAAAACCATTATCAATTCTAAAAAGGAGAATGAAAAATGGGTACTGCACCTCCAAAGGGAGAAACAAAAACCCCAAAGAAAGATGGGGCTAAGAAACCCCGCGCCGCAAGACAAGATTATGGCTTCGCTAAAGATGCTAAAATTGTCCTTACTGATGGTGATAAAACGTACAGAGGCAAACGCCTTGCGATGTACGAAGCTCTCAAGAAAAGCAACGGAAAGACCGTGGCACACTTCCTGGATAACAACAAGAATGAAAAGGATCCGCCGCGTGGCTGGCTCCGGTTCTTCATTCAGAACGAAGCTGCTACATTGGAGGGGGGAACTCCTCCTGCTGCTGCTAAGAAAGAAACAAAGGCGGCATAACCCTAAAAGCCTCAGCTTCGGCTGGGGCTTTTTATGACCTGGAGATCGAACGATGGATTTAGGAACGAATAGCTTAAAGATTGTAATGGCTGACACACCAAGTGAAGCTCCGAACTATGAGAAGCCAGATTACAAAGGCGCAAATCTAACAACTGCTGTCGTAGTAGGCAAAGGTACAGTGGCTGGAAACCCCACGGTTGACTTTGTCTTTGAAGATGAAGACGGCCAGAAGTACGTAGCCATGTTGACTGCTGGGTTGATTGAGAACCTTACAGGAGCTATACAAGGCATGAAAGAGAGAGCTGGGTGAAGGTTATCCTTATACTTGCTTCACTCCTTAGCGGCTGTGCGACACCCTATGTATTTGGGGAACTATGCTACGATGCAGTGGATAACGACTACAATGTTGAAAATCGTGGCGGCTGCGGGGCATACGGAGGTGGGGTTGAATTCGACAATAATCTGTACCTTGAATTTAGGCACAGGTCTCAGTTTAAATCAAGTCCAGAAATAGTAACTAATGATTTCATTCTTGGGTATAAACTCTATTTGGGGAAGAAATGAACATATACATTATGACGAAGGGACGAGTCAACCGGCAGCACACATGGAATGCTCTCCCAGACCAACTTCGCAGGAGGACATACATCGTATGTCCTATGGCAGAAAAACAACTGCATATAGATTCTGGTATACCAAAGGAAGTCCTTATAGGATCTCCTCAATGGGTGCATAACTATAGCGACAAATTTAAGTGGATACTCGAACTAAAAGACGGGTACACCAAAGGAGTAATAATAGATGACGATCTTAAGTTCTCATATCCGTATCAACGCGATGACGGGGCGCGTCGTCTCCAAACTATCGGGCCAGGAGATTCAGGCAAGCGAATTGAAGAAGGGTTCCAATTCATGGAAAGTTTACTGGACGATACGGCTCTCGTTTCCTTTCATCCCCGCCAGATGGGTCACACAAAGGAGCCGCCATATGTTGAGAATGGTAAGATTGTGTGTGTTCAAGGATTTAATCGTAGTCTCATTGGTAGCATTCCTAATCTCAATAGGTTCCCTATCCTTGCTGACGTAGTACTCAACGCTACACTACTAGAACGCGGGCAGGGGAACAAGATCATTACTACATTATTCATAGACTGGTATCCGTGCCAAGCTGACGGAGGGTGTTCCCTCTCTCGGACACCAGAAATGCAAGCCGAAGCCTGTTACTGGTTGGAAGAACGCTTCGGTCCTTATATCAAAGCTGTTGAAAAAGAAGCCAAGAGTGGTTGGCTGGGAGGTAAGCGAGTTGATTTTCGAGGTCAATGGAAAAAGTTACACGCCGCCGGAGTTGCTGGCATACTGGATAGAGGAACGAGAAGCGATTAGAGTTCTTAAAGAGGATGGAGAACCTCGTCCTTGGAGTGATGATAGAGTTTTTCAGACTACGTATTTCACCAATGTACATCGTGAGGATGATAGAGTAACAAAATGGGTTAGAGAGAACTACACCTATAATTCTCTAAGCCAAAGCCTTGAACTAGGTATGGTGGCAGCTAGGATATTCAATTATCCACCTACGTTGCTACGAGTACTGGGCTACCTGAACCCTTACCGAATGAACACACTAGCTTCTATGCTGGAGGATCTTCAGAAAGAGAAGATTCAGATATGGGGCGGGGCGTACCTGATAACTACGCATGGTCAGAAGATGTCGAAGATAGACTATTGCGTAGAACTACTACAAGAAGCTAACATGCTCTTACCATACAAGCATGGAACTACTTGCCGAGAATACTATGATCGCCTTATGATAATAGACGGTATTGGCAGCTTCCTTGCTGCTCAGGTAGTGGCTGACTTAAAAAATACTGAAGGACACGTTCTCCAAAATGCAGACGACCGGATGAGCTTCAGCGCCCCAGGACCGGGGAGCCTTAGAGGGCTGGCGTGGTACTGGGAGCATGATAAGGTTACTCCAGGTGAGTATCCTCGTTTAATCAGAGGTGTGGCAGATGACCTTTATTGGATCGGCGAAATGCAAGACTTGCAGAACTGTATGTGCGAGTTTGACAAGTATTGCCGTGTTCTCACAGGTACAGGTAGGTCTAAGCGCAAATACAACGGCGGGAACTAAATATGGCTTTACCAGTGGCCGCTCGACGCATAATCCCGGGTAGCCCCTTGCCTAGCTATTGCCAAAAAAACAGCCAGTCGACCAAGTCTGTAGTAAACCGCAGTAAAAACAAAGGGTTACAAGCATGATTATTGAAATCTATGGGGCCAATGTGCCACAGGCATATACAGAAGCTTTGTGGAAGATGCGTACATACGGGGAAAAAGAGAACAGTAGAGGCGGAGAAGTGATAGCTATTCCTCACCCCGTTGTGCTGACTATAGAAAGACCGTGGGAACGTGTCCTTACCGACCCTGTTAGAGATGCTAACCCTTTCTTTCATTGTATGGAGTTTGTGTGGATGATGGCAGGTTCTAACGATGCTGTGTGGTTGAGCCAGTTTAACAAAAGGATGATAGAGTATGCTGATAATAAAATTCTCCGTGGAGCCTACGGCTGGCGATGGACCAATCCTTCACCGCAAATTTCTGATACCATACGCCTTTTACAGACATCTCCCGAAACACGTCAAGCAGTTCTTACGATGTGGGATCCAGTTTTCGATGGTTACAGAGCCAGAACATCGGACCGGCCATGCAATACGCATATCTATTTCAGAAAAGATAAAGACAACAGACTAAACATGACTGTTTGTAATAGATCAAATGATTTAATCTGGGGGATGATGGGTGCGAATGCTGTGCATATGACCATGCTTCACGAATTAATCAGTAGAGCTGTGGGTATGAAACAGGGGACTTACCATGTGTTCACTAATAACCTGCATATCTACACAGGTATGCCGAAGTTTGAAGAACTGTATACGAGCACAGAATGCTATGATACCTACGAAGCATTTCAATCATTCCCACTACTACAGTACGGTGAAGATTGGGAGAACTTCATTATAGATTGTAAGACTTTATTGCGCTTAGTAAGAGCAGGAGGCTACAAATTCTTAACTACTTGGATGAATAATGTGGGAGCGCCAATTCATGATGCCTATGTGGATAAAAAGAATAGGCACTATTACATTGAAAAAATAGCAGCAGATGACTGGAGAATAGCTTGTGAAGAATGGGCAGCGCGTAGAAATAATTAGGCGAGGATATCGGGTACTTCGGTATCACGCTAACCCGACGATAGTACCAGATACTATCGGTCAGCATAGCGCGAATGTCGCTATGTTGTGCAGTATTCTATTGGGGGAGAAATGCACGAAAAAGTTAATCATGTATGCTTTGATGCACGACTTAGCAGAACAATGGACTGGTGATATTCCCTACCCTTTCAAAGCCAGAAATCCAGTAGTAAAGCAAACGTTGGACAAAGCTGAAGAAAGATTTCTGTTTGTTAATGAGCTCGATATACCCACTCTAAGCGGCATGGAGTACGATGTGTTCAAAGCTGCTGATATACTGGATCTTACCTATGCAGCTATGGATGAAGTTACCAAAGGGAACTTGGAATTAAAACCTGCTCTTGAAACTGGCTTGCGAATACTAGACGGGGTAAAATTACCCAGTAGTGCCCAAGCAATATTGAAAGAGCTTAGGCATGATATTGATTATCAACTTAGGGTGAGGAGAATACATTTTGGATGATCATGGAGATATGCCCATTGAGGATTTTACTCACGGGTTGTACAAGAACGTACTTCACATACGATGGACTCTTGTTGGAATTTTTATACTCCAATTTGCTGGGTTCTACCTAGACCGTATAGCATGATACAAACAGGGTAAGGACGTAGCCCTTTTACTCCTGCTGGGAGGCAAGAAATGAATGAAGCTAACAAAAGACAAGTAGGTGGCGATCACTACAAGGTGGGAGGGGAGGAACACTGGGACAGAGCTTATCGCTTGAACTACGATCCCTTTCAGTATATCATTACTAAGTGGGTGGAGCGCCATAAGAAGAAGGGAGGTCTGCAAGACCTTGAGAAAGCAAAACACGCACTTGAAAAGTACATTGAACTAATACAGGCTGACGAAGATGGGTACGTTAATCAGGACTGACACCAATCCGCGTACCAACTAAGTCCGACTAGGTAGTTAGCTCTGCAAGCGCAGGGGCGCAGAGATGAGCGGACGAGCCCCTGTTGTTTTCTAACTATGGAGATGTAAGATGGTTAAGTTTCAAATCACAGTAGGACCAGTGGATGCCAGGAAATTACCTGATATTCTAAACGTGCTTAATGAATGGAATATCCCCTATGCTTCAATTGAGGAAGCATCCAAGACAAACGGTAGCGATAAAAGTGGCTATAGGGGTGTTCCGCACATGAGCCCTGAAACTAGGATGAGGCGTACCAATAAGGGTATTGATGTTCTTACCCCCGGTACTCAGCAGCACAAGATCGCAGTAAAGATAGATAAGATGCTGGAAACTCAAAAAGGTAATATGCTGAAGAGATCTACTATCACGAATAACTTGAAAGAGTACAACAAAAGTAACCCGAATAAGGTCAGCGCAGTTATCTCGTTAATGATGCGAAAAAGTTTGCTGAGGATAGCTTAGGTCTCATCCTTCTTCTTGAGTGCCTGTGTGATAGCGGGCACTACTTTTTCCACAGACCTGCCAACGACGTAACCGCCGAGGCCAAGTTGTAGTAGAGTCCAAGCATCATCAGCGAGACGAAAAGTAAGAAGACCAAACTGATCACAAACAACCAGAGCAAGAAAAGTAAGCATAGTAATAGGACGCCAAGTAGAAGTGAGAAAATGGTCACTCTTAACTTCCGCAGTAATAATCGCAGCCTTAGCTTCCAGCTGAGCCAATTCATACTGTAGTCCGTCCTGTAAGAACTTTGTTTGCAATTCAAGGAGTACTGCCTTCTGCACAAGTTTCTCTTCTTCAGAAGTGTGCATATTGTCAATAAGCTCAGCCGCTGGCTTAAAGATACTACCAATGAGTTGTAGTACGTTCACATCCTTCCCTCGTGTATAAGTGAATAATGATTCCCGTCATCTTCCCCAGGTTCTCCGGGGTGATCATCCTTGTCCCAGTTTCCTCCCCAGCGGCATAGTTCATGCCGACTCTCCCACTTTTCGCCTGACTCACGATGATCCTCTGTTTCAATCAAGTATTCTCCGTCTTTAAACAGGTTTAGATCCGCTGCTATCTTGATGAAGTGACAGCTTCCCCGCCTGTGGCGGTCATGTGCAAAAACATCCCCTATACGGACACGGTAGCCCATTTCGTAGAGCCAAGTAATGTGAGCAGCAAGGAGCTCTGCAAAGAGCTCCTGCTTAGTTCCAAGTCTCATTGCTTGGCTACTTCTGTCACAAAAAGTTGACCTTCCTTAATAGCTTCTAACCAATCCAAAAGTTCACCCATTTCTTTGTTCTTAGAAATAGGTACTTGGAGATTGGATTGTGTGAGCAAAGCTAAGAGTTCCGAGGCCATACCTTCATGGGTTGTAAGATCAACTTCCCGAGGGATGGGGAGCATTTGTGCTGGTGTGCTCATTTCGTTTTCCTTATTTTAGTAGACTAGCGCAATTTAGAGTACGATACTGCTGTTCCATCTTACGGAGATCGCGCTTCTTCTCAACAAGACGGGGTGAATTAGTTCCTGATACTTCCATCTGGTATATCTGTTCTTCTACCATAGCTATCCGTATGTCTAGAGTAGAGCACACAGATAAAACTTTAACCGCATCAACCTGAGATTGCTGTACAGGATGCGATACTACTAGCTCTGCTTCGCTAGTATGGCTAGCGTCATAGGCTCCTGTAATCGTACCAAGACCTGTGATAGCCGCTGCTATGATAGCAATAATTGTTAGAGATGTAAACACAGGGTTCCCCTCTACTTTCTGTTTAAGAGTCATTTATCTTCCCTAATCTAAGTTGTAAGTAAAGGTAGCCCCTGTTAAGAGGCCATTGCTACCTGATCCTGTCCATACAGATCCATCACTCTTAGAAAATGCCATAACTCCCGCATTACTAATATTTACTATCCCACCTTCATTACTTGAATTATCTTGGACATAAGTAGCAGCAGCACTCTGGGTAGTCGGTGTAATCGCCGCAGGCATACTTCCACTACAAGTCCAAGTAAAGCCAGCAGTATCACTCGTACCAACCGTAGTTCCCGAAAAGGCCCACACAGTTACGACCTGACCTAATACCTGATAATGAAATACTATCGTTGGATCTACTGAAAACCCAACATAGGCAGAAGGGGTCCAAGCCCCAGTTATGGGAGTACTAGCATGAGCAGTTAAAGTCTCTGGAGTAACATACCGGCTTACATCAGTCCCTGCATCAACTTCTGCCTGTGTAGCTCGTTCAACCCCACCAATAGCCGTAAGAGTTGCCGCTGGAATACGATCAGTATGCAAATTTTCTGCACCTGTAATCGCCCAGTCAATATGCTCAGCAGCTAAGAAATTCGCTAGGGCATCATGATCAATAGATGCCTCATGCGCTGTAACACTAGCAACAGGGACAGTTAGTAGCCCACTGAATACCCAATCAGAAGTAATGGTAGTGTCTATATCTGCAAGAACATTTGCCCACGCAGCACTAGACCATATCTGGAACGGGTTAGCCGCATCAACTCTCCATCGTGCCCTATCAACACCAGCAATGGAAGCCCTGACATCATTAGTAGCCGCTCGGTAGAACCCAGAGGATACTTCACTTGTAAAAGCAAGGCCCGGAAGAGCCGCTGTTCCATCAGCAAATTCAAATGCTGTAAGCATCCCGCCCTTACCACTACGAGATAAACTGTCTGTCATCTCAGTAACAAGATCGTTCATCGTGTTATTAGCCCACGATGCATCAATAGTTGTTCCTGTTACTACAGGATTCCCAGCAGGGAGAGTATAAGTTCCACTTCCGTCACGTGCCATCTTGCTCTCCTAATATCACCATAGCTTGTCTCGCAGTAGCTCCTAAACGTATGAGTTCTTTCTTGTACTTCTGCATTAAAGCTCTGTTAAGCTTCTGGCCAGTAGTTTGTCGACTCAAGTATTTCTGAAGTCCTTTGGAAGCGCCTATCCTGGCCAGAGCATACACAATCCCAACCCCAACCGCTGCGCCCACTGGACCTCCAGCAGCCGCGCCAACTCCAGCAGCAGCGCCGTAAGTAGGAGCTCCCGCAGCAAGTTGCTGGAAGAGACCCTGACGAGAGGGGAAATCTTTAAGAGATTCAACAGCTAATTGACTAACCCGTTCTCCTGGAGCTCTATCATAAGGACTGCTAACTGTCTTACCTCTATCCGCCTTAGCTAGATGCTGTGTTGGAGAAAATTTAATTTTGTCATCCGCAGCAGCGGCAGCTTTTTGAACTGATTGCCAAGCGGGGTAATACCTCACAGCTTCTTCGTATTCATGCAGTACACGAGCAGCCGCACCTGTCCCCTTGCCGGAAGGATTTAAGTTCCGTTTTAGCAATTCCCTAAGACTCTTCTGGTACGCTATGGCTTGAGCTTTAGCAGGGCTGTTCCCCATAGTACTAATGATAGTACCCAGGACTGTATTAAGACTTAATATTTCTGCCCCTGTAACTTCGGACCCAGAAATAAGAGCTTTAACTGTACCTTCAGACTCTTTGGTTATCTTCTTGACCAACCACTTAGGAGCCATAGGGGTCACGTCTCCAAAAGCTTTAATAGGCCACGTCTTAATCTCATCAAAGGCAGTGTCCCAATAGTTCTTAAGTTTGCCCATCATCTGACCAATACTATCTGTGGGTTTAATGTCCACTAAAGCTTTTTCAGGATGAGCATGCTCCCCAACAAATCTTCTAAAATCATTAAGAGCTGTTTTGTACTGACCTCTGATCTTACCCCCAACACCTGTCATGTTGGATAAGAGGGCATTATAAATCATTCTTCCTAGGCCAGCCTCAGCTGACTGAGACAGAGGTATAAACTGCCCTGTCATCATTTGGGTACGAGTGGCTTCTTTCTTAAGTTTAATGAACTGGCCTTTACCGATAGCTTTACCTAAGACTTCACCTGCCCCGCTAAGAAGAGAACCTGCGGCGGCCCCAACAACTGCTCCAGTACCTCTATCGTCGGGGCCAGCCAGTACACCACCGTATGTAGCGCCCTCGACTGCTGCTCTACCTGCGCCCCTTTGCAATGTACTAGCCAAAGCTTTTCCTGGCCTCGATGCAAGTCGAAGGGCGTTCGCACCCTTCGCAACTGCGCCGCCAACCCCCATGCCTACCGGCGCAGTAGCGACCATTTCACCAACGAATTTACCACCACCTCCTTTACCAAAAGTCATGTGACGGTCAAGGTTTTTCTGTTCCTCTAAAGTTTCATCATCAACTAGCCCTACGATGTTACCCACCTGTCTGCCGACATTGGTCATGCCAGCACCAACACCTTCTATGAAGCTACCCTCAATAGCCGCATCACTATCATCGTAACCAAAATCGGAGTTCTTAGCCAGACCTGCCCGTATTGCCTTCATCGCAATAGCGTGTTTGGGAGTTCCGTCAGGCACTCCCTGGACTACATAGCCATTTGGTAGTTCAACATCCACCTACATATCACTCCATTTAGTTACACCTTGTTGAGGAGGTGACGACTCAGGGGGCTGTAGAGAGGTCCCAGGAGCTTCAGGTTTACCAGAAGGATTGGCAACGCCAGCACCAAGTTGTCTGCCCATGTTGTGGTTATATGCTTGAATCACCTCATCATCGTAACCAGCGAAAATACCAGCAAGTCCAGCGTTGAAGTTACTCTCCAAGCTACCCCAAGCATTCATAAAGTCCTTATCAGAGAGTCCAAATGTAGCGCCAAACTCTTTGGCTAACCTCTCAGCTTCTTGAGGAGTAACAGCGCCGCCAGACCTCTTCTTAAGCAAGATATTGGTAACAGCTTGGACCTTAGTACGCAGAGCCTTGCCATCTTCTTCTAAGAAGGGGAGGGGCAACATCCTACCGGCTCCGTACCCCGGAATATCTGAACCTTTCTCTTTGTATTTATCAAGTTCTTCCCTAACAGACGCCATAGCACTTTGTAGTTCAAGCGTACCACCTCTGTCTAGAGCAGCAGATAACCGTTGCACTCCTCTGGACACATCCTTGGGAGTAACCGACCCAGGAATAGCTCGGTTCTCCATAGCCAAATTGTGACGCTCAGTTTCAGTCATTCTGCGGTTAGCCATCGTGTTAGCCAGAGCATTCTGCCCAGCTATCTGGTTATAGTATCCTTGAGTTAAGTCACGATTCTTCTGCTTCTCTTTCTCCGCCATACGGGTCTTAAATTTATCCTGAACATCGCCGTACATACCCTGTCCGAATCTCTCGACAGGGGAGCTTCCAGAAAGCATGGCTAACTGAGCTATCTCTTTGTTCCTACGAAGACCTCCAGACAGAGCAAGTAACCGCTTCTTATCCCGGTTATCACCTAAGAGTACTTCCATTGGGCTACTCATACTAACGGACCTCCTCCCGGCATTATTGGGGGGGTTGACTTCCTGTTACGAAGTAGCTCAATAAGGGCTTTACGGGCATCCTTAGATTCAACATCAAGTCTCTTGATGTCCTTCTTAGCTCTGTATTTCTCAACTCCACTAGAGATATGCTCTAGAGGATTAGCAGCGACATAAGTATTTCTTGTGCCAAGTCCACCGCGACCTTGTGGGCCAGCCTTATCACGAAGAGCTTCGGCCTGCGCCATCTGTCTGTCTATACCACCCATACCAAGTATAGAGTCCACAGCATCAGCATTGTCAAATACGCTGCCCATACCCGCAGATGGCTCAGCAATCCCAGGAGAGGAGGGGGCAGCAATAGAAGGAGCTTGCTGAGCTGTAGCTGGGGGACCCATAGGCCCAGAAGCTTGCGGCGGAGGAGGCACAGAGGGTGTACTCGGGCCGGATAACTGAGCTGGGGGTTCCGGTACGCCAACAGAAGCTTGCATCACGTCAGATATACTATCCGGGTGACCCGCGGGAATATTCCCAGCATCAGCTTGTATCTGAGCAATTTTAGCCACCTGAGCTTGTGCTCGGTCCATAGGCACACCTTGTTGGAGTAAGCTGTTCAACATAGCTTCCTTCTGCTTGTTCCAATGGTAGTTACCTTCATACGGGCTCGACATCAGTATCTCCTAGGGCTTGGCTGGCCTCGGTTGGGCATCCCACCACCTCTTCGCATACCTTGAGCTGTAGCCATTTGACGTTGCATAGCAGGTGCAACTTGAGGTTGAGGAGGCGCATTCGCCGGACGAGGAGGGGGTGTCCTGCTGCCTCTAGGAATGAACCCTCCTCTATAGCCGCCGCCTTGTGAAACACTTTTCATTTTAAATTCTCCAAAATTGTCACCCAAACATCATAGCTTGTCCGGCTAACCCGGTTATTCCACTCATCCATCCTTGGGATCCAGCCTGTTGAGCTGAGAATATATCCATGTCAGCATTGAATGAATCACGGGCTGCGCCACTGTAATCTGTCCCTGCTGATCTCTCTGCGCTGTTGAATCCAGGCATCCCGGGCATCTGCACTTGTTGTCCACTGAGTATAGCGTTAATCTCATTAAGACTGAACCCTCTGCGCTGCATTTCTTCAGAAATCTGCGACTGACGAACTGTATTATCAAACGCAGCTGAACTACGATTGATGTCAAAGACCCTACTACCTTCAGACCCACCATGACGAATTGCGCTGAACATAGCTTGGTTATAGGCATCAGTCTTCTGATTTTCATGTTGCTCAAGAGCATCATCGTAAGCTTGATCTCCTGGGCGAAGTCCTTGGTTACGAAGGCTGTCTAATTTAGCTTCAGTACCTTGTTCCCATCTGTCATCCAAACGACTGGTTGCTTGACCGTACATCTCATCAATAGCACTCTGTCTAGCCTCATCACCCGTACCTAGATCTGATTGGTACTCCCCAAACTGATCCCAGTCCATAGGGGAGCCGAACTCCTCCTGAGATCTTTCAAACATACCCCCGGCTAGATTACTCCTAGCAGCAGTAATTCTAAGCTGATCATCAAGAGATGCTTGTTGATCAGGGTGCAGTCCTATATTCTGGGACCAATTTCCCTCAGCATCTTGGGACCATTCAGATGATCCCCATGGAGTATACTGGTTTGGGCGATTAGCCCTCGTTTGAGATTCAACGAGGGCTAAATTCCCCGCAGCAGTTTCTTCAGCAGCAGCTCTATAGTCAGGCGGCGCGGGAGTGCTCTTCTTGCCCATTCTCAATCCTCAGGTATTTGCAATTCTCCTTACGGAGTTCTTGCACAACGTAGTCAACACCGACTTCGTAGCCGTCCTTGATACGATAAAGTTCCACCAGCCCTACCGTCTTATTAAAACGAAGAGCTCGTTCATTATCTGCCGGAGTGACTCCTATAACCACACCCTTGTCGCAAGTATTAAAGATATAGTTAAAGACTTCCTCTGGAAAATTATTCTTAAAAGCCAGCATATCATCAATAGCTATGTGAATCGTGCAGCTATTGTAAGACCAACTGTCCATAGCAACTGCCCCAACAAGCTGATCATCTCTGTAGACGACGATACCTTTAGTGTCCTCGCAGTGAGAACACTCAGCTCTTTCACTTAACCAAGTAAACTGATGTTCGTATTCCATAGGTTCTATAAACCAATTACTCATATCAAGCCTCTATTACTAGAAGCTGTTCGCCATAAGATGCCAAGATCAACTAGAGTAGTGGAAAGAGTAGAAGCACCCGCTAAAGCTACTGCGACTGTCTTACCCATACCTGATGCTCCTTCAAGATTTTGGAACCTATCTTGACCTCCTCCCCAGATAGCTGCATCCCAAGTACCTGTGTCCCAGATATCTGTGCCACTACCAACAATTGATGCTCGTACAAGTTCAGATAAGTCGTAATCAAAGAATGCCTTAACATCAACTGACGGCTCTCCTTCAGCTACGAACCTCGGACGAATAAACTCAACGATCTTGTTCATTTGGGGACTCTGCATTTCATTGTATGCTGTCAAAAGTGACCAATAAATCGGATCCGGGGCAGGGGAAGTGATGAGCACATTGTCTAAAGTACCAGTAATCTTATGTACCTTTAGAACAGCCCCGCTGTACACTTCATTCTTCCATGTAACCACAGTAGTCATGGGAACACCATTCCAAATGCCCCAACTCTGCATATTCATATCATAGACATACTGAAGATGTTGCTGGTTTGTTTCTTTAGGTACTGTCACTATAATCTTAGCTAGGTCAGGAAGAACCTGTAGTTCCCAGCCAAAAGAATTAGGGTCGTTCTTTAAAGAAGCCCGAAGAAGAGGATTGATCTTATAGCTGAGACTGCCCTCGTAAGTATACGGGTTCTGCCCACTAAGAAGATCACGAGCAGAAATAACCCCATACGTTGAAAGAAGGTACAGGTCCCCGCCCACAGAGAGACCACATCGTCTACCTTTGGGTATATCCCCTATGTAGAATGCCCCAATCTGGCCAAAAGTACTAGAACTAGTGGGGTTAGTTCCCGCATAAACAAGAACATCCCCAGCAGACCCCAGAACTACAAGGTAGTCATCAGGACCAACCCCTGAATCAAGAGTCCACCCGTGTAAAGATTTAAGATTCCCACCATAGCGAAGTTTGTTACCAAAATTGAATTCTGTGACCGCACCTTGAAAGACTCCAATGCCCGTGTACCATGCTGAGTTAGTATCTTTCTCTATAAACCAGACTCTGTTTTTCCAAGAAGCAAGGAATACAAGGTCTGCTGCACCACCAGTAGGACCAGTAATCGTCGGAGTTGTCCACAGATCAGTTGACTCTGTGTATATGCGGTAGCCGTTAGCTAAATCGCACACCATGAGTACTCGTGCTCCGGCATCATTAGTGAACACTTCATACGAGCACCAGCCCGCATCACTAGAAGTTATACCCCAACCATGATCTAGAGTAGGCGATTCAGTAGAGGCAGTGATATCGTAGATACCGTTAGAAGTACAAGCAAAGAGCTTGTCCTTGGTCCCATCCTCTAAAGTTCCTTTGTATGGGATGACTGTCTTAACCTCATCTCCGGCATAGCCGTTCGCCCACTCAGCATATCCCGGGCGAACTTTACACCCAAGAGAAGTGCCATCTATATTCTTAGTATAGATGGCATCACTCCCTTGCATTGCTGCAAGTGATGATATGGAGTTAATCCCAGCTACTGGAGCAGGAATAGTTCCCGGACTAATACTCAAGGTTAGACCCCGAAGTTAGTGTATGGGACATTCCTATGGTCTAAGAGAGGGAGACGACTGATGCCCATACCAGCGGATAAGATTGGAGCACCTTTGTTCCTCCCCGACTCCTTCATATAGGATGCCGTGAATGCTTGCAGAGCTGAGTGTGAATCAAACCCCTTAGCATCAAGAAACTTGTATTTCAGGTACTGAACAATCATCACTGGTTTGAAGAGGACGATGTCACCGTTGGCCTGTACTGTATCCTCAAAAGTTGTTGGAGCACTAATGGGGATAACCCAATCACGGCTCATATACTCAAAGCGAATATTGAGCCCATCAGGTACTGGATCATCCGGGAACACGTTGAACTTATTCTCGTGTATCCGGAAGCTTACGTATATAGTGGAGGTCGCAAGATTGCGGCCTTTAAGATACTGCCACTGTTGAGGGGACAGAGGGCCAGTGACTGGGAGTCTGTTAGTCCTGTCCCAGCCAGTCTGATTAATCATGTAGCCAAAATCAGCTGGAAGAGCATAGTCCCCATCATCAATAGCGGCAGTCGTAATGCTGTGTTCTCTTCGCATGTAGTCCCACTCATGGGACTCCACAAGTTCTTGCCCACACGAGGTTAAGAGATTACGAAACTGCACAATCGAGGGGTTAACATCAGCGAATACGTCAGTAGACACACCTACGCCGACTTCAACAGCAGCTCGGTTGACAATGTCTTGCGCTGATATGTACCTTGCAGTCATCTGCTAAAAAATCCTTTCTTCTCTTGCTCGCCTTCAGGATCAAGTTTTCTAAGCCGCTTCTGAAGTTCAACTATAAGGCTCTCCATTTCGTTTATCTTGGCCTCACTCTTGGAAAGCTTCTCTTGTAATTGCAATGTAGGGGCATCTCCCTTAGAGGAATCAATAAATTCCTGGGCACTTCTCTTAAGTGCTTGAATCCCCATGAACTTCTGAGCATTAACATCAGAAACATTTGCCAGTTGTTCCACTGTGTGGATATTAAAGAATTTTAGTTCCTCGCATTGGGATGCAGTTAGGAACCCCCACCGCTCAAGTGGAGTACCCTCACCGAGCGTTTCTTGCTTATTCTTGTACGCTGCATAATGACGAGGAAAACGAGTTAAATCTGTTTCACGAACTGTACGGACAACAATGTTATCCTTATCACCTGGGACCATGATACTGATAAACTCAGCATCATCATAAATAGGTCTACCTTCCTCCAGAGATTTCTCTCTATTCTCCAAAGGTTGGGTGAAAAACTTAACATACAGATTTTCATCCCCACGAGTACGATTATGCTGTTGCATAGCATCCTGAGTCATGGCAAAATCAGCTTCAGGTAACATTTCTATTCTCCTTGTTCTTGGTATGCCAAGTATACCGCTAATTTGCGATTCAAGGCAAGCATTACAGGTCAATCAACATACGGCCATCAGTAGTACGATTGATTGCTCTTATAGCTAGTCCACCGAGTATAGTTGTCGTACCCTCTATACCAGTAGCTCCAGCTGAGAAACCCTCGGGCCACTTGTTAACTCCCGCTGCATCCACTACATATCGTATTCCTGTAATAGTATGAAGAAGACCGTTTATTGTAGCTGTGGATATAGAAGGAACATCAAATGTGACATACATAGCTCCGCTCACAGTATGCCTTGTTCCCGCTATGAATACATCACCCACCCCACCACCGAAACTTTCCCCCACGCTCACAGCATGAACAGCGCCATTGATATCAATAGTTGTGCCATGTGAGAAGTACGCAGCAGGATTATCTGAAATAAGAACCCCTACTGTGAGGGAAGAGGGGACA